GGCATTTACGCCGGCATTAATAACAGCCGTCACAACGTCGGACACAGTCACCTATTCCAACGTGCCATTTACGGTTCGTTTATCTAACGACGTGCAAGGTTATAAACTGGGCGCTGGTAATTTCTTTAAATACGAAGTCGATTTTGTGGAGGCTTTATCTTGAGCAGACCCATAAATTCCGCAACCATTGCCGAACTAGCCAAAGATTCGTTTATAACGGCGCACCTGGTAAAGATCGACTTTGATACGGCGCTTTATATTACCGAGTGCCCACAAAATCTGGTTTATTCTGGCGATACCTACAACAGCAGCAGCGCATTAAAAGGCATATCTAGCGTCACGGAAACGTCGGAAGTTCAAGTGGGCGCGGTGAGTGTTACTTTATCTGGTGTTAGCCAAGAATACATAACCATTTTATTAAGCCAGCCGTATATCGACAAACAGATAACAATTAACCGGGTTTTATTAACAGACAGTTATTCGATCATTGGCGCGCCGATTAGCATTTATGACGGGCGAATTCAAAGTTTTTCAATTTCAGATAACGACGATACCAGCACCATTGTAATTTCGGCCAGTTCGCATTGGGCAGATTTCGACAAAAAAGCGGGTCGTAGGACCAACCACAACAGCCAGCAAATTTACTTCCCTGGTGATCTAGGTTTTGAATTTGCAGCCAACACCGTAAAAGACTTGAAATGGGGTCGCGCATAATGGGTTGGTTAAAAGATTTTATTAGCGACCCGATAGGCACAGCGATTGGCACTATTGGCCAAATCGGACAATCTATAATCGACTTTACGGTTGACAGTATAGGCGAAGTGGTTTCCTGGTTCGTAGAAATTCCAGATTATGATGATGCCGCCGAGCAATACGCAGGGGTTTTGGTTAACAAGCAGTCAAATATTGCAAGCCTACCTTTAATTTATGGCCAGCGAAAAGTCGGTGGAACCAGAATATTTATAGGTAGCAGCGGAACAGATAATATTTATTTATACATGGTCCTGGCGTTATGCGAGGGCGAAATTCATAGCATTGGCGACGTGTATATTAACGACGTTTTGAGCAGTGATTCTAAATATTCTGGCTTACTAACGATTAATAAATACACTGGAACAGATAACCAGGCGGCAGATTCTACCCTGGTCAATGCAAACATTGGCTGGACCAGCGCGCACAAACTGAGCGGCGTTGCTTATTTGGCGATACGGTTTAAGTGGGACCAGGATGCGTTTGGGAGCATTCCAATTGTCCATGCAGTCGTGCAAGGCACAAAGGTTTACGATAGCCGAACCAGCGCCACAGCGACCGTGGCCAACAGTTCAAACCCAGCCCTGTGTTTGCGGGATTATTTGACAAATTCACGGTATGGCAAAGGCTTGGCAACGGGGTTTATTGACGACACTTTATTTAATACGGCAGCTAACAAATGTGACGCCCTGGTAACATCATATACCGGCAGTTCAAACCAAAAGATTTTCACCTGTAACGCGGTCATAAATACCGGACAAAGTTTAATCAATAACGTCAAAGTTATTTTATCCTCCATGCGCGGCATTATGCCTTACAGCCAGGGCAAATATGGTTTGGTGATTGAGGACCAGGGAAGCGCCACATTTGCGTTTAATGAGTCGCATATTATTGGTGGTATTTCAATTCGCAGCGAATCCAAAAAGACGAAGTTTAATAGGGTCGTGGCCACTTTCCCGGACCCGTCGGCCAATTGGCAGTTAAACCAAATCGAATATCCCATTGCTGGAAGCGCAGAAGAGGCGGGATATTTAGCAGAGGATGGCGGCATTGAGTTGGTCAAGAATATGGACCTTCCATGCACGACAAACGTATACAGCGCCCAGGACATTGCCGAAATCGGTTTGAAGCGTTCTAGGAGTGCGCTAACGGTGACGTTTAATGCCACAAGCGAAGCCCTAAATTGCTCTGTAGCGGACATTGTAACCGTGACCCATTCAACGCCAGGGTGGAGCGCCAAAGCCTTTAGATTGCAAAAATTAACGCTTAACCCAGACGGCACGGTTGCCGTATCATTAGTGGAACACCAGGATTCAATTTATCCCTGGTCCGTAAAAACGGAAGCGGATAACGTGCCCGATACCAATTTACCGGACCCTTTTTTGGTGGCGTCGCCATTGCCAACCGGCATATCAGAAGAATTATATATCACCGTAAACTCCAAGGGTACTCAAAGCAGGGCGATTTTTTCCTGGGCAGCGCCAAACGACGCGTTTGTTGTGAATTATGAAGCCGAATATAAGGCAAATGGCGCGTCGATTTATACGTTTATTACAACGACCAGCGCATTAAAAGCCAATGTTGATGATATACCGCCAGGTCAATATGATTTTAGAGCCAGGTCCATTAACTCACTGGGCGCAAAATCTGAGTGGTCCTATTTAAATAACAAGACAATATCAGGATTAACCGCCGTACCAGGTGACGTTAATAATTTCTCCATTCGTGCCCTGGATGGTCAATGCCATTTAACCTGGTCCCGTATTACGGACCTTGACGTGATTAATGGTGGTTATGTCCGGATACGTCACAGCCGGTTAACCGCAAATGCCACCTGGGAAGATGGGCAGGACATTGGCGAGGCGATTGCAGGAAGCCAGACCTTTGCCGTGCTTCCACTATTGTCTGGCACATACATGGCCAAAGCCGTGGACGAAGGTGGCCGATTTAGCACCAATGCAAAATATGCAGTAACGACGGTGCCCAATATTTTAGACTTTAATGCAGTAGTCACAGCAACGGAAAACCCCAGTTTTGGCGGTACTCGCACCGATATGATTGTGGTTAATAATATTTTAAAACTGGACGGCGCGCCCAGGTATATTTTAGCCGAAAATAGCGATTTTTTAATTGCCGAAAACGGCGACAGATTAGCGCGTGAAATTGGCGACATTGGCGTTATTGAAGAAACGGGTTCTTATTATTTTGCAAATTCCGTGGACCTTGGCGAAACATACACCAGCCGTTTAACTGCCAATTTAAGTTCGTCGGTCACGGTCGCGTCAGATTTAATTGATTACCGGACCGCCCTTGTGGATACCTGGAACAATTTTGACGGGGCAAGTTCAGACGCAATCACCGCCGTTTTAGAATTGAGAACCACAAGCGACAACCCGGCATCAAACCCCACCTGGACAGATTGGGCACCCTTTTTAGTGGGAGATTATCACGCCAGGGCGTATGAATTTAGAGTGATCGTCACTAACACCGATTCAGATTATAACATAGCAATAACAGCCCTTTCGGTGACGGTTGATATGCCCGACCGGGTGGAAAAAGCCAGCGATTTATCGGTGTCTGCAAGCAGTACAGCGGTTTCATTTGGCAGCAATTTTAAAGCGGTCCCGGTTGTTGGCGTCACCATGAACGATTCAAACAGCGGTGATTATTTCAGAGTAACTAGCAAGGCTAGAACGGGATTTACTGTTCAATGTTTTAACTCATCTAATACTGGAATTGTCAGGTCAATAAACTGGCAGGCAGTCGGATACGGCAAAGAGGCAGCATAATGGCACAGCATGATTATGATATAGCTAATGGCACGGGGGCAGCGGTCAGGACAGATATTAATAATGTCTTGGACGCGGTGGTCAGTCAAAACAGCGGAAGCAGCGAACCAAGCACGACGTTTTCATATCAATATTGGGCAGACACCACAGCCGGCCTTTTGAAGATTAGAAACGGCGCAAACAATGCCTGGGTGACAGTGGGGGCATTAGACGCCGCAAACCTGGGCCTGGCGACATTAGCCAGCCCGGCATTAACAGGAAACCCAACAGCGCCAACACCAGCTAGTGGCGACAATGATACCAGCGTGGCCACAACAGCGTTTGTAAAAACATTAGTCGATTCAGCCGTGGCAACGGCAGTGGGTAATTTGACAGATTCCCAAATGCCCCAAGGTTCAGTGGTTCAAGTTAAAACTTTTAGGACTGAGGGAGCAGAAAATACAAATTCCACATCTTTTGTTGGTTCCTCATTGACAGGTTCAATAACCCCGCAAAGTTCGTCAAATAAAATATTAGTAATTTGCAACGTCACTTGCACAAGTGGGGCCAATATAAGTGGTGGCCCAGTATATATAACCGCATATAGAGGGTCAGGTTTAGGTACTAATCTAAGTGGAACTAATCTTGCGGCTTTTGCAAATTCGCAACTTGCTCCCGGATTTGGTGTTTGGGACCCACTTGGTTCCACAAATACTAGCGGTGACAAATGGGGTCAATTAAATATTAATCATCTTGATTCACCATCCAGCACATCCGCAGTTAATTATACAGTTGGCTTTAGAAGTCAGTATACAAATCACAGTGCAATGGTTGGTGGCAATACATCTTTTCCAGCCGCATCAACAATGACACTCATGGAAATTAAGGGGTAATTTATGGCAGACGTTAAAATAAGCGAATTAACGGCACTCACAAGCCCATCTGGCGGGGAAGAGTTGGTCGTGAACGCATCTGGAACCACCAAGAAAATCACGATAACTAATGCAACATCTGCAAGTCTACCTAAAGCTGGTGGTACTATGACGGGTGTTATAGCTGGCTTTGAGTCTACAGGCATTGATGATAACGCTACGTCAACAGCGATTACGATAGATGCTAGCGAGAATGTGTTGGTGGGTAAGACTACTACTGATTTTGGCACTGAGGGAATTGTTTTATTTCATTCTAATGATACAAATAAATCACGACTCCATGTGACTTCTGATAGCACCAGTGGGGGCTACTTTAATCGGCTAGGTAATGATGGAGAGGCAATTAGACTTTATAGACAAGGTAATCTTGTTGGAGGCGTTGGTGTAACTTCAGCAGGTGCATATATCACTTTAGGCGGCACAGGAGCAGCCAATACGCTTGACGATTATGAAGAGGGTACTTGGAATCCTGTAGTTAGTGGAGCCAGTATTGCGGCTTCTCAAATACTTGGGACTTACACAAAAATAGGAAACAGGGTGCTATTTCAATGTTATATATATGGGAATATAACGAGTGATGGTACAACTACAGCAAAGATTACAGGGCTTCCATTTACAACTGGGGCTAATGGACTTAATCAAGCTGTATTTTATATTTCTCACAATACGGGTGTAGATGGAGAATCCATTGGGGGCTTCATGCCGAACAATAATACTGAACTTATTTTTCTGAATCGTAACCCAAATAATGTTGCTGCAAGTTGGATTAATGGTAGCGGAAAAGAAGTTATGGTTAATGGAACTTATTTAACTGACTCTTAATCAATAATTATCTAGCTTGGATTAGCTAGTGGAGAAATACAAATGGCATTATCAAAAGTAATCACACAAGACAAGATTGAAATCGTAGGTGACTTCAAAGCAGTACAGGTACGCACCAAAACAGCAGTGATGGAAGATGGTGTGGAACTATCTAGCGGCTTCCACAGGCACGTTGTATCCGCAGGGGACGACTACAGCAATGAGAGTGCAGAGGTACAAGCAATCTGTGCAGTAGTGCATACAGATGAAATAGTTGCTCAGTATCAAGCCCACTTAGAAGAATCTACGCCATAAATGTGGTCAACAGTCGGAGAGGTTTACGCCGTAATGATTCAGCCAGCCCCGGTGGGCCAGGTTGTCGTGGCCGAACCCCAAACCGACCAGGGGCAAAATAATGAGCGATTTACGGTGCGGAAAATAAACGGGGTCCTGGCGTATGAAAACCGGGGTCCGATTTCGACTTTATATTGGGTGGCTAAATTTTGATTAGGTATTTCGATGCTTCTTGAGATGGCAGCGTGTTCAGCCGCGTATTCGACAATAAAACAATTCGTTGGCTCAGGCAGAGAGTTAATAGATTGTTCAGCGGCAGTTATTTCATATTTTGACAATAAAAGCGCCCTGGCAAAACGTGTCGAAAATTCTACGGGTCCAAAAAATGAACTGGAAGAATTTTTGGCACTAGAAAAAATAAAATCCCAAGAAGCCGAATTGAAAACATTTATGATTTATTGTGGCCGGGGTGGTATGTGGAACGATTGGCAAGCATTCCAAGCGCAAGCAGCCAGGGCGAGAAAAGACGCAATAAAAGCCGAAGCGCGAGAAAGCTACCGACGCAAAGAACAGTTATCTGAAAACATTAATTTAGGCATTAAAGTGATGGGTATTTTGTTAATTATTATGGCGTCATTATTTGGCGTCGCTTTATATTTGAGGCCATATTAAATGCAAAACAGACAGCCATTGAGCGACGAAGAAATTGAGCAAATTGCATCCAGGGCAAGTGAAATTGCGTATGCCAGATTTTATCAAAAAGTCGGCGAAAGTGTGGTCCGAAAAGGTTTATTTATCCTGGGCGCAGGGGCGGCCGCGATCTGGTTTTATATAAATGGGGACCTAAGCTAATGACAATGATAATTGAAATGTTGCGCGCCCATGAAGGGGTAGAAACGCACGCTTATAAATGCACCGCCGAAAAGATCACCATAGGGGTGGGGCGCAATATTGACCCGGACGGTGGGCTTGGTTTATCCGATGATGAAATTGATTTTTTATTGTCAAACGATGTGGCCAGGGTCAAAAAAGAATTGCTTTTAACCTTCTCCTGGTTCGCAGAATTGGACGAAGTGCGAAAAGATTGCATGATCAATATTTGTTTTCAACTAGGATTGCCCAGGTTAAAGAAGTTTAAAAAGAGCCTGGCATATATGGCAAATGGTGATTTTGATTTGGCAGCCGATGAATTTTTGGACAGTAATTGGGCCAGCCAAACACCGGCCAGGGCGAATGAAATAACACAGATGATTCGATCAGGAGATTATTAAAATGCTTGGATTAATTAAAACCTTGGTCGGCGTCGGTGGTACTTTTCTCCAAGGGAAAATGGACAACAAAAAAGCCGAGATCGAGGGGCGAAATAATGCCATTCAAGAAAAGCTAAAACAGTCGGGCACATGGGACGAAATCCATGCGAAAAACAGCGGCGAATCCTGGAAAGATGAATGGTTTACTTTGCTGTTTTCTATCCCCCTGGTACTGGCATTTATACCGTCAGCGGTGCCCTATGTGGAGCAAGGTTTTAAAGTTTTAGACCTAATGCCCGATTGGTATAAACAA